TTCTGGAAAATCTAAAACATCCGAAAGTTTTGCTATAGGCTTACGGTTGTAATTTACTAAATCACCGTCCTTAGTAAATTGCATTGACCTGAAATCGTCAGTAAGACCAATAGCTACACCACGGCCATACTCAACATTCATAAATTGAACAGCCCCGTCTTCTTTAAACTTAGAATTAGCTGTAGGTATCTCAAAACGAAAAGCGTCAGAGTCCTGACCAAAAACAGCATCATCAAAATAAGCTTGAGTTTTATCAAAAACCTCTTGCCTAGATTTTCCAGAATTTCTTTCTGCACGGGCTTGACTAAATATACTGGGGCCGTCTTTCGCCCTCCGGCCTGCCATAATACCTAAAACAGGGCCGCCGCCAAACTTGTCCGCGGTCCGCGCTATACTAACCGCGGTGCCAGCCGCCACCGTGGCCGGTACGGCAAACGGGTCAAACCGCTCTACCTCACCTGTTTCAGGATTAAATGTCTCACCGCCAGATAACGCAGTGCGAAGCTGACGGGCTGGATATTCTTTTAATTCTTCCCCAACAGCAGAAGCAATACCGCCTGCCGTCTCTGCCGGGTCATCCATAAACTGTTTAAATAATTCAATCCCGCCAGATACTATCGGCGGAGTCCCAAAACCAGTAATTCTATACTCGCCGGGCACTTCGCGGTAAGCGGTGTAACCGCCCATGTCATCTATTTCGGAAGACTTAACCTCATACGGTCGTACAGTTTCATACTCTACCGGTATAAAAGGTGCCGCTATCTGAGAAACCAGAGACGAGGTCGGGTCTACCGGTAGCCCTGTTTTCTTTTCAGACAATGTCCCGCCCCATGATCCGCGATATCTGCTCCATTACCTTCGGATCAACATTCTGTTTGACTACCTCCACAGGAGTCATAATACCAGCCTGCTTCAAAAGTTTACCGCTTACAGCCTCATCGCGCTGTACCATCTGACCAAACTGAAAGCCGCGCTTCTTGCCAAAGTTCTGTTTAGCAATAGGGCGACGCGGGAACTGCTCCGGGGCCAACTCTGTATATATGTCAAAACCCTCTATCCCCGGATATTGAGGAATAGGCTGCATGGTATCAGGACCAGCTTTATCTGCCTCCATACCGAGGTCTACAGACATGATTCCCTCTGGTACATTTCCGCCGCCTGCGTAACCCTCAACAATAGAGTCAGGGAACCCTTTCACATACGGTTCTTGACCTTCTTTCATGTAGAGTTTCGTTTTACTTTCAGGATAATTCAAAACTGCTCTAGCACGACGATCCCTGAAGCGATCAATCTGGTCGCGAAGTTTTTCTGCTTCCTCCTGATGATAGCGTACACTGTCCACAGACCTTTGAGTTGGAAAGACATCTCCTTGCATTTCTACAGGGTTTTGAGCTTCAGATACGTGATACCTCAACCGGTCTTCTAAATCTTGAAGATAATTGTACGAACCTGTTTCTACTTCTTCAGGAGTCATAAACCGTAAATCATCTACACCGGGAAGGGATCCGTCGTCCTGCAACTGTACGTCACCGCCATTTGCAAAACCAATGCGATCCAAAATACTGGGGCTGTCATCCTCTCCGGGCCCCGAAAAGTATTGCCTTGCACCGGGACCAAGCCTTTTGTAATACCCACCGGCAGAAGCTTTTGGGGTCTCCGTCAGGTAGTCATAGAAAGACTCAATGCCCTCACCTATATCGGATGCCACATCACTAACATAGTCAACGGCAGCCGCCCCAAGATCTACTACAGAATTTCCCATGCGCCCGCTGTCCCTCTAATAATAAGCGTGTACCCTAGCGTAATTATCTTCTTCATCCCAGTCATCAGACGGAAGCTGTATGAAGTTACCCTGCCTGTAACGCATCAACGCTTGGGTCATACTATCCACCAAGTCGTCGTACTCACCATTCGGAAAAGCAGCTACCTCTTCAATCAACTCGTCTGCAAATACCTCATCCGGTGCCCACACCATACCCGCCTCAAATAACGGAGATACAGAATGAACTCGCGTTACCTTATCATTACCTTTGCTCGGCGTAAAGTTAACAACAGGTATTCCGACATTTCTTAATTCATGCGTCAACGGCAAACCAGATGCCTTCGCCTCCACGATGACGGTGTCGGGGTCCCAGTACTTATACTGATCCAAAGCTATCTCCTTTAACTCCGGAAAATCCCAACGCCCCTTCTTACTATCAAGAAGTATCAAAGCAGGCGGTCCCCCCTCTTCTTCCGGATGAAACACACCCCACGTCGTAATAGCAGAATAGTCAGAAGTTTCTCTTTTACTAAACGCCGTGTCATAACTCTGGATCACAAACTCCAAGTTGGGCACGTTCGACTTGTCCCAGCGCTTCCACCACTCTCTTCTAATAATCGCATTCTCTTCACCAGTCGGGTTCTGCTGGTACTGAGCATTCCACTTGCTAGGCGGGATAGATGCGCGGACCGCGGTGAGATCGTCAAGAGACCAGAACTCCGGCCAGCACGGCGTATCATCTTCAAATATAGCCGGTAACTCTACAATCTCCCATTGATCCGCTAACGGATCTTTAGCCATTGCACGGAGAAGCTGACCCGTCATGTCTTTCTCGGACCACCGGGTCTGTACCAAAACAATCGACCCACCCGGCTGGAGCCTCTGCCGGGGGCCCCCTGTGTACCACTCCCACGCATCGTCAAAACCATTTGCAGACATAGCCGTCTGTTCCGAATGCGGATCGTCAATGATTACGAGATCACCACCGCGTCCCGCCAAGTTCGATCCAACACCAACGGCATAGTACATTCCACCACTAGCCGTGTCCCATCGTCCCGACGCTTTACTATCAGCAGCCAGACGCACCTCCGGGAATATGTCTTTGTAATCGTCACTATCAATTAAGTTCTTCGTCTTCCGTCCAAAGTTAACAGCAAGCTCCGTGGTGTGCGTTGCCTGAATAATCTTCATCTTTGGATTCTTACCCATCATCCATGCGGGAAACAAGAACGAAGCGAACTCTGATTTGGTATGACGCGGAGCCATGTTGATAATCAAACGCTTCAACTCACCACTGGCCACCCTCTGCAACTTGTCAGCAATAATTTTGTGATGACGACCAGCAATAAACTCTGGCCACATGTTTTTTACAAAGATAAGAAACTCCTCCCGACAAGCTTCATTCTTCTCAATCTGGGCTAGTCGAAGACGAAGTTTCGCCTCTTGATCAGACACATCCATAGGGGGCCCCTAACTGCATAAAAGATGTGCACAAATATGCACAATAATTAGGCAGTTAACAACCCATATCATTTTTCACATAAATATTTGCGAGAAACATGGCCCTAGCTAGCGCTAGCCAACGCGCGGGCGGCGGCGCGAAAATCGCGGAAAAATGGCGGATTTCTGCGGATTTTGACCCGATACGGCGGGG